TGATCTGGGTTAATCGCTAAAATCTTTACAGGGGCTGTGCCAACCATTACGGGGTTGATAGTATTTGCGGCTTTACGCTCTGCAATCTCTGCTTCCTGCTTCTTAAAATCGTCTGAATAATTCTTAAACATGTTAGACATAAAATATAATTATATATAGGTAAATTGTGTAGTTAATTCGCTTAAACAAAAATCTTATCCCAATGGGTTACAAAAGTGCCATCTTCTAGTAATTCGCTTATTTCAATCTGTCGATTCTCCAAGTGAGGACTTCTTGCACCAGATACTAGATCTTGCTGCGTAGTTTTAAAGTTCAGAATGTTGATGTTAGACTTAGGCTTACGATACATCGTACCCATAGCATCTACATCTCCTGCGAGAATAAGCTTAAGCTTACCTGTAAGAGCTACATCAGTAGCTTGTAATTCTTTACCATCTACTTGAATAGAAGAGCTCTTAGGATGAGCGATAAAGATGATACAGTCGGTATAGCATACTTCTAGCATACTATATAGCTTTTGAAAAGCACTCCTGATTCGACCATAACCCGCTCCCATTGGTAATAGGGAGATGTCGTCTTCAGTAAATGACTTACCCATAGCAGTCTTCTTGTATTCCATAAGAGCTAAGTACTTAGCAATCTCCTCAAACTCAGTAACCGTATCTAAAATAAAATATTTAGCCAAAGGACCTTCCTCCTTACACTTAGCGTGTAGGTGATTTAGATACTTAATTGCATAAGCACCATACGGTACTGGCTTAACTTGCTTTTCGTTATACTCTTTCCAATTCTTCTTTAAATCAAATACCTTTGCTTCTGTTTCATAGAAGTCACTACTACCATCTAGGTCAAGTAGAAAGCTATCTTTTAAAGCACCAGCTAGTCTGGTACCTCCTGTCTTTGGTGGCTTAACAATAAGCAACTTCTTAGGGTTAGGATTGATATCCTCTTTTTTAATCTTATTCGCTTCGGGAAAAATACTCATTAAAAGTAATTATTCGTGTGTAAAATGTAATTCTTGTTTGTCTTTGTCTAATTCTGTATACTTACCAGTTGCACCATCAAAGTGCAAACCAATATTAACCCCCGGTGGACCATATCTATTCTTAAGGATACCTAAATTACGATAAGCATCTCTTAATCCTCTTCCACTTCTATTAACTATAGTATATCCTCTATAGTCAGCAATCTTATTCTTAAATGGACTAAAGAGAGCTAGTAATACTTTCATCAATTATGTTATCGTAGCTTTTTTAATTACTACTTCTGCATTTTTTTCTGTTATATATGCAGTTCAGACTATATCATCATTCATAATTAATATGAATGCCCCGCGCTCGTGGATGAGTTATTATCCCATAGGGACTCACATCTAGTCGTTGAACGTTCAGTGTATTTCTACAAAGCTTCGCTGCTGATTGCCCTCTTCAGGGGTTCCCAGACAATTCACGGGGTTTTTTAGGGACATTCATCTATCCCTATACAATTCCTTATTCGTAGCTAGATCTTCAGGAGAAGGTTCTAGTGTATTCATCTTCTTCTTATCTGAACCTTCACTAGTCATTGTAGTTTGCTGTACATTAAATACAGTCCACTTCAGTCTCTTAGTGATTTCCTTCAGACAATAGTCAGTTGACCATTTAGCTAAAGCTTCATGCTTAGTAAGAGTTTGTTTGAGTGCATGATCTCTCTCCTTTGATATAAGAGATACGTGATCACAGACTACTAATACAAACTCATCATCGTCATGCGGAACATACTTACCGTCTACTAGAGTTCCCCATTGTTCAGCATACTCCTTGCACTTCATATACATCCCTGTAGGATGTGATATATCGTCATGGATATATACGTGAGACATAATCTCATCTACCTCTGATTGTAAGGAATACATCTTATCCATTACAGAAGTGTCAATCAAGTCCTCTCTGTATGAATTAAGATCGTGGTAGTCTATTTCAATACCATAGCGCTCATTCAGCAGAAGGAGGGTTAGGTGATCAATAAACTCTTCTTCACTTTCTTCTAAGGCAAAGTATATGGTCTTAAACTTAAGACCATGAGATTTGTTTAGTAGATAAGGTACAATAATTGTAAGGTACTTAGTCAACTTTGTTTTCAGTTTTGTTATCACAGCTTTTTTAATTACTGTTTCTATACGTTACCGTATAGCTCAGACTATATCATCAATGTTATAAAACATTGTTCCGCGCTCGTGGCACTTTACCATCTACAGCTTAATCTGTTTAGACTTCATGTACTAGTCGTTGAACGTTCAGTGTATTTCTACAAAGCTTCGCTGCTGATTGTCCCGAAGGATGTTCCAGCAATTCACGGAATTTAGTGACGGCTAAACTATTTATATCTAAAATAATAACCACATAACGGACGTTTATTGTGATCTTTGCAGCATCGTCTAATTACATCTTCAGAAACTTTAAGTTGTTTAATAGTTTCTTTCAAAGAAGGAAAGGTATGACTTAACTGATTATCAAAAGTATATACATTAATAGGTTTTGTACTTTTAGAAATGATCTCTCCAGAAGCATATTTTTCCTTTAATGTTTGTCTAATTCTTTTCTTTTGATCAACAGATACTATCCTTCCTTTATTTTTACCACCTATATCATAAGTGTTAGTTAAAGGATTCCCTCTTTTCAAATAGTCTGTAATTATCTGCGACTCTACTACATTAGAGTTTTTATAACACTTAGTAATTAGTTTAATTTGAGGTTTTATCCCCTGCATCAAAAGAGAATTAATCCATTGAATTTTAACACTATTACTTTTTGTCATATTACGTGCTTCATATAGATGACAGCACAGCCTATTATTAAGGTATTTACTTACTGTTTTACCTATATAATACACTTTTTTAAAATCTCTAGGATCGTATAATCCGTATATCTTGGTTATCTTCATTTATAAATATTGTTTTGTCCACCGTCCCCACTACCTGCTAGGATACCATAGATGGCTTCTTTAAAGATTCCGGGCACATACTTACTCAACTTAGGAAAATGATGGTAGAATGGTATTAGAGTGTGTTTACCGTCTAGTCTATTTTGCCTTTGTTGTTTTAACTGGTCAAATCTTTTCTTAGCTTTACTCATTAATGTCAAATATATTTTGTTCACTAACTTCGTCTTCCTCTGCTTCCATAAAGGCTTTAGCATAGGAGTGCTCTACTCGTCTAGGACTGTTCTTATAAAAGAAATACTTAGACTTGCAGGAATACCGATGATCATTGATAGATGCTAGGTATCGTTTAGCTAGGTCTAATATTTCAAGAAAGGTTAACCCTGTCTCTAATTGGAAACGTATTGCGTCTTTCTTAATTTTACTTTTATCTCCACTCTTTCCTCTAATTCCTAATCTTTTGAATGAAAAAAGCTCGTCAAATAACCGAGCAAACTCCTCTACATCTAAAGTATTTACAACATTGTTAGTAAGGTAAAACTCACCGTTGTTTATCGTAATTTCTCTATCCTGTAATAAGGTGTTTAAGGTTACTTGACAAGCTTGCTTATTCAGAAGATTAAATAACTTATGCTCAATCGCAAGTTTAATCATCATCGTCTTCGTCATCATCGTCGTGCTCTCCAATGTAATCATTATCACTTTTGTAATAATCTCTTACAAAGATATTTCTCGGATGTTCGTAGTCCTTACAATCGTAAGCACCTATTACCTTAAATTTATTGATCGCCAAGAAACGTTGAGTATGTCTACACTGGGCAATAATCCCTGTCTCAGGCCTAGTCAACTGAGTAGTAAGATATGCTTTACCGGGGGTTTGGTAGTAATGCTTACGTGTTGCATCAACATAGAGACCTACTCCTTCTAAGAAGAATCTCTCAATCTCTGAGTCAGGCAATAAACTCATCATATCACCTACACTGATTCGTTGGATCAGTCGTTGTGAACAAATACCGCCTTCCCAAATACCAAACTCCATACGAATACGAGATCTTCGATGCATGGGTACTACTTGCGTGTACAGCTTTTCTGGAACCTTGTCCAGTACATACTTCAACCTATAAAAAGGAGCGTGGGTAGTGGACATAACCCACTCACCAGTAATTGTTCCTTTTCGTTCTTCTAATACAGTTACCTTAGTGGTAGACTTTGGCTTTATGGTATCCGTAATTGGATCCACAATTAAATCTCTAAATGAAGTCTCGAACATCTTAAATTATTTAATTTTTACAAAAGCAAGGACTCTCTTCGCAATCAGTGCAAATTCGTGGGTCTGCTATCTTCTCAATATCCATCTTATAACTTACGGGGCAGTCCCCTAAGAAATCACTGAGATTATCAGTAACCATTTCTGTGTCGTCTGTTCCAAAGACGAGTACTACTTTTATCATAACTCTTTAGTTAATAAATCAATTTGTTTTTGACACTGCTTATTATGCCTGTCTTCATGATAGTTAGTCGGATGAGCATGCATATTCATCTGCAAGGACTCGATAAGCAACTCTATATCAGGTTGATTAGCTAAAAGTTGGTCATTTAAAAACTTATTAACATAAAATTCATAAGTATCAACATCAACAGCCTCATTATCCTGTCGAAAAGTCAATAATTTATTAGCCTCCTCAACATTAAATTCCTTTATCATATTAACTCTGGTTTAAGCGGCTTTTTATCATACATATTAACAAGATCTGTAGCCATACTTAATGGCCTCCTTATAACTCATAGCATTTTTCTGCTGACTCATACCGTCATCAGTTGGATCTACATATGAGCCGTATATAGTCTTCTCTAAGCGACCTCCACGTCTATGTTTCATCTTCTTAGGAAGGTTCTTACTCTTTTTCTGAAGCTTAGCCACACGAGCATCTTCAATCTCTTTGAACCTAAATCTATCGTAAACTCTAAGCTCGTGTGAACGAATTAAGGTTAAAATAAGGAGGTGTTCCTTACGAGTAAGTTTAGCTCCATTCTCAAATTTCTTAGAGAGTCTCATATCAAATGTTTTTATAATGAATGTAATTGATCTTGTCCCTTGGGAACATAGACACTGCTTTCTCTACCCACTTTTCATCTTGGGTATCTTGATATGCTAGGATGTAAATTATGGCTTTTTCGTCTTCCATATAATTACAAGCTCTCATAATAGATTGCATACCTGTTTCAGAAGAAGAGTTCATCTGATGAAATATACAACACTTTAGATTTGGTATAGTGACACCAACTGATGCCATCTTTACTACTTGCAGTTCATTAATAGAACCTTCAATAAACTTAGATAGATTATCTTCCTTAGTTTTTGAGTCATGCTTATACTCTGTAAGGTTGTTAGCCGTTAACATAGTAAATATAAGCTTCTTTTCTTTACTTAGCTTTTTGATAAGCTTCTTAGTATGTTCTTGCTTAGACTCATAGGCATAAACCTGTCTAGCTCTGGCACCTGCTACTAACTTAACGTAGTCATGGTTACCATTTTTCTTTGCAATAGCAAAGGCTTGTCTTAATCTCTTGGAGTGATAATCATAATTATCTCTTTCCGTAGACTTAAACTTCTTATCCTTAGTACCTGCTTCAATATACTTATTAGACGTATCTAACGGTACATGAATAATGTTAATTTCTACGTCAGAAATAACCTTATCTTTGATACCTTGCTTTATGTCGTAATGATACGCTAGCTTGAGTTTTAAGCTACCTTTAAGAGACTTTAACGTATCTTTGGACATAGTACCCGACATAAGTATTTTATGGGCCTTAGAAGGCTTTAAATGCTTTATCTGTCGAGCTGACAAGAGGTGGCACTCATCTATTACTATTAGGTCGTAGGTATCTAGTTCGTGCTTTTCTATTGATCGGGAATTAGTGAGAGTTACATCACCTTCATACTCCCATTTAACAAACTCTTGTCGCCATGAATCTAACACCGTATTGTATGGTGCAGAAATAAGGATCTTTTTATTTGGTATTTCCTTTAATGCATCTATAATAATCTTTGATTTGCCTAATCTAGGTATAATACTAAGAATACAATTATAGGAGTGTTTTTTAAGCGCTTCCAGTGCTTGTGTTTGTATCCTATCCCTTATCATATATTATGCATTGGGAATTTATAGGTTTTCGCCTGTTTACTAAGTATTCTAATATCGTAGTCAATAAAATGAGACTCATGAAAAACATCAGTTGCTAAACAGTATACTACTGTTCCAGCTGTCGATATCTCTCCTTGTATCTTATACTGATCAACATATCTATTAGGCTGATGTAAATCTCTATCTTCTATAATGGTATAAGTATCATTGGAAAATATAGTAGCTGTTAGATAATCCATTACAGCTAGCTTCTCCATTGGATACTCCCACATTCTAGGTTTAGAAATTACAATATTATTCTCAGTAACTCTAAGCGACCATCGTAATCTGTTACCATCTTTAAATGTAATATCGGCTCGATGGATTGATTCTCCTAAAATAAGGTCTACTTTAACACTTTCTGGATTAACTTCTTTATACTTTGTAAATTTATTTACCAGTCTTTTCCTCTGGTGGTTGATGGTACTTTTCGATTGCATCTATTAATTTTTGAGCCGCTCGTAAATAATACGAATAGTCTATATCATAATCTTCTTTCTCCTTATACTTATTAAACAGACGCAGTTTCCAATAGTGTCCTTTGTTGTCTTTACCTTTCAGTCCAGCTTCCAAGAACTCTTCATCTCCTTGCTCATACATCTTACGCACCATTCCTCCTTTGTTAGAGATATAATAACGTAAAACTTTAGTCTGCTTAATTTTAATTCTAGCTGAATATGGATTTAATTGATATTCAAAATAGCATTTACCCTTTTTAGGAGCTTTTCTATTCTTCTTACCAATGCAGAAGTCATAAATATCTTTATGGCCTGTTATAGTATTCTCAATTGGTATACCTTTGGTAAAGTATTCTCTAACAGCAATAGCTACTATTCTCTTAGAAGAATCTTTATTTAAGATAAGTTCATTACCTATCTTCTTATCAACTTCATAGGCTCCTTTAAGTTTTTGATACTCACCGAAGTCCCATATATAGTTATTACCATCTCTTTGATAAATAGCATTAGGATAACAATCTTCTAAGTCTAACTTAGTAATCTTCTCCCATTTCTTACATATCTTTTTTACTGCTCTCTTATGCTTAGGAGGGTAGGTCATTGTAAACCCATCAGTATTAGATTGTAAAAAGTGCATGTCGGGGAATTCTTGTGCTATCATATCCATTAACATGAGTAAGGACATTTGACCAGCTAAGGTCATTCTAGCATTCTCTGCAGGATCATATATAAATGAATATGAGTCCTTTAGCTTACCTGAGATTGAATTTGCTGCTAGCTTTAGCATATCGGAATAAGCAGCTGATAACTTACGCTCTTTCCAGTGAAGAGTCTTATCTTTTGACCTAGGCTTATGTATTGTAGCTCTAGGGATTACAAGCTTTTCCGAGATTACTCGAACGAAAGCTTCTTTGTTTAGGTGAGAAGGACAAACTAATAGATTAGCAATGAGGGATGGGTAATAGCCCTTACCTGTCTCATTGATTTTAATTCTTAAGATTTTTATAAAAATTAGCTTGGATTTCTCCAAGGATCGGACTATATCATCTTTTCTTTTCTGGTTCTACAATTAAACCAGTTTCTATATTTCGATACCTCCAAATATATCCTTTATACGTATTTTTCCAACCGTTACAGGTGGATAAAATTGTACTTTTAGTATATTCTGGGCTCTCTTCTAAAACTTCATGAATAGTACTATATTCTTTGATTAACTCTCGTTCTTTACTAAATTTACAAATAGTATTTCTAGTTTTTCTAGCTGATACTTTTTTACCAAACTCTTTTTTGTATTCCGGATCTTTAAGTTTTTCCTGAAGAGCCTCTTGTCCTTTTTTGGCACTTGCTTTCAAAGCTTCTTTAGCTTCTGGATTTTCCTTATAGTATTTGGTCTTTACATAAGACATATAACTACGCATATCTGGAGACCAAGTATTTCCGTAATTAGGATTATTTTCTCCTGTACGGTCACCGAAATACATTTTTTTACCGTCATTAAGATTTAGTCCTTTACCTGTTACAGGCCGATTGGTTTGGTAGAGATTTATATAAAAGCATTCCCAAGCAGATCGGTTACGAAAACCTGATAGGTTATCCATAATGATAGTTCTCTTGAAAACTTTTTTACCATATTTTGCAATGATAGATAAAGGTATTCTTCCACTAGTAATATACCAGCTTCGGTTTCCTTTATGTTGTCCTATATAAGTTTCTCCTTTTTTGTAAGTCTTTGTATTAATTAGTAGAGTTAATTTATAAATATAACCATTCATTTTATTTTAATTTTATAGCGAAAAGCGCACCGCTTCCAAAAGAGTAATCAACTCTTTTGTACTTCCTTTCGGAATAGTCTCTGCACGTTCCCTTCCGGGCTTCGCTCAGGATTGTCTTTAACTTAATAGTAAGATTTCCCTGAATTCAATGCGTTTATTGTGGGCAGCTATGTTTACCCACATCTTCATCATGAAGTAACAGCTCTTTGCTAGCTTTCCATATACCTCTATCTGTAGAGTGTATACCGCCTAAACCAATTGTGTACTTGATATCATTAAAGTAGAATACATGTGCAAGGGACCAGTTACCTTTACTTAAGGTAACAGTTCTTACTTCTTCAAAAGCCTTTTTGAATTCAGGCACTTTAAAGTCTAAGTAATCTGGTAACATATCATTAATACGAACAGTTCTAAAGTCTGTTCTCTGCGCAGTGATAATCTCTGGATCATCTCCTGTTTCTTCACAGTATAATTTTAGTAGGAGCTTTTCTCCTATCTTACTATCTGACCAATTCATACAACGTAAACCATACTCTTTCTGTATGACTGCTCGAAGGTATATCTTATCTCGATATTCGAGGTATAACCTTTCTGTTGCTGCTAGGTCGTGGTGTAGATATTCTACTACCTTTTGAATTTGCCCATTTGTTAGATCTCTATCAAATGAGTAGGGTAAATCTTGTACTACTGGCATTTTTAAGCCAAACTCACAGTATTTAAGGCTGGTTCTTTTGTTCTTGTTGTCGAAGTGGAGAACTTTGAACAGGTCTAAATGTGGGAGGATTGGATTATGGTTGCTAGAATTTCCATTGATTGTCCTAACACTCAATTCATTAAACTTCTTAGGGTTAGTTGTCTTAGTCTTCAGGAAGTAGTCTAGTAGGATAGCATCATAATTCGTTGAATTAAACGCTACTAGTTTACTCACCCTTTCCCTAAGAAATCTTCTTGCTGATATAGAGTTATTTTTCCTTGTACTTATCTCAAAGATTCGTACCTCTCCTGTTTTAGGATTTTTAAAACCTAATAAGAATAAGTTAGGAAATGACTCTAAATCGTAACACCATAATTGCTTTGTCATCTAATAGGGTTAAACACATAACCTAACTTAGTCATTGCCTCGTCTAATTCTGCCTTACACGACTCACAAATCTCAAAATTGTCATGACGACTTATGTTAGGAGTTTCCAACCTAAGTTGGGTAACCATTATAGGTGTACCCCAATCATTGCTAGGTATAGTAATTTTACACTTGTCACAGGTAGTATGGCTATACACTAACGTAGTGTGTTCAGGTTTAGCTGGAACAACTATTGTTTTGTTATGTCTCATTAACTTTCTTTTCTAATTTATCTAATCTTTTCTTTAGATCTCTTATCTCTTCTCCTAACCTAATAGCAAGCTGTATAGCATGCTTTCGATTAATCTGAGCTAGAGTAGGAGTATCTTCAGACATAAACTTGGTGAACCAATTCATACATTCATTTTTTCATAATTATCGGCCAATTTAGCTCTTGCATAGTGAGAATAGTCAGTGTGATAAGCTACGTGGTAGCCTCTCTCATCTTTTCCGTATCTCATGTCATAGAATACTTGTCTATTTGATCCTGCCTTAATATGACTGAATCTCCTATTGAAGTAATCAACAAAAGCCTTAGCTCCGTCTTGGATAGTTCTGTGGGACATAAAGTTGTCGTAAACCTTATTGTCTCTTGTGTACTCCCAAGTAAGAGCGTTAACACTTCTCTGGCCTTTAGCTGCTTTAACGTTGAATGGGTTGTTATGTCTAGTGTAGATATAACTTCCTCTACCTTGTTCCATCACAAAGAGTGCTGAAGCTTGGTACTTCGTTAAAACTGTATACTTTGCTACATAAGAAAACAGTGCGTTATTCTGCACAAGGATTGAATCTCTGGATGGTGCTCGTTTCGCAACGAATCCATCTAAGATATTGGCCTTAACTGTTATTTCAGGTAACTGAGCTGAGTAAGTATTAAAATCTTCGTCTCCTGATGACTTGGACATACCAAGTGTCAAGAGAATAATGCATAGTAATAGTAAATGTTTCATAACTTAAAGTGCCCCCGGTGCCTTTAATTTTGGAGCACCGGGGGTAGGTACGAGGATCTTACTCCTCTTCTGCATCATTTGCAGTTCCCTCTGAGGGAGTATCAGTAGTTTCCTCCGTTATAGGAGTATCATCTGTTGTGGCTACCTCCTCGATACGAGCATCCTCTAAGGGAGCTTCCTCGACGTCTTCAGTGCCTTCGGTTGATGTTTCTACTGGCGCGGCATACAGCTTCTTAAAGCTACTTGTATCTTTCACCTCTTCAAGGATCTTGATCATGTAGTAAAAAGCTTGCCCTTCTTGCAAGGAGTCGTCACTCCACGTCTTGTCTGTATGAATCTTCTGCAACAGGTGTGCAGCCCGAGACCATACAACGGAATCAAGGTCGACACTATCAGTGGTCATAAGTACATCGGCAAGCTCTTGAGCTGACACATATACGTTATGTTGCTGGATGTTTTCCCCGTCTCCAACGATTTCCTTGTCCTGATTAGCTAGAACGAAGTCTAGGGCAGACTCAAGAAGTTCCATGCGTTCTTGCGGACTCCAACGATCTTTCAGTATGTACTCAAAGCACTGTTTTGGATCGTTGTAAATACGGAACGGAATCTTCACTTGTTTGCCTTCAAACTTAGTGTCCCAGCACTTATGGACATTGGACATCAAAAAGCCAGCTGGTTGACGAGTTGCTCCATCATCTGTCCCAAGGGAACTGTGCGTTTCGAACTCGCCTCCCGGCTGGAGAAATTTATTATTCTGTACCATCATCTCAGCAAGCTGTTTGCAAGCTTCGCGTTGATCATCTGGTACTTGGTTATGGTCTGTAGCGTAGGCTAATACTACTTCAAATAGGGTTAGCTCTTTGGCGGTGCGTTTATTCATTTTTTTCTCCTTTTAATTCTTTGAGTACACCGTTAAATTTAGCTTCGGTTTTGGTGCAATATTCCTTAGCTTTTGCAATAGTCTCAGAATTACCATTCTGTTTTGCCTCAATAAGATAGTTAAGATTATCGGAGTACTGGGTAGCCAAGTTGACTATCCTTCCTCTCATATTATCTGACATCTTATGTTTAGCAATAAGTACTGAAATAGCTGCTGCATTAGGAGTACCAGACAATGCCTGACTCATTAACTCACAACTTTCTTTCAATGGTAATTTCTTCTTACCTTTTTCTTTCTTATCTTTTTCTACTTTCTTTTTCTTATCGGGAGACTTAACATCATCAATAGAACCTACAGCTACAGCAAACGTTAGGGATACGTGAGCTAGGACCATTATTAATGATCTAGCAGTAACATCCTGCAACGCACCAAAGATTTCGGTGTAACTATAATCAGAACCCCATAACAAGGCTAGCTTATCAAAGTCTTCTGTACCCTTAGAGATGATAATTAAGTTAAATATCGGCATTGCTGCAGCAATCATAAAGTAGATGATAGGTTGTAGTCCTTGGATAAATAAGTATAATCCTCCGTGGACTCGGTTTCCCTTGTCATCCCTCTTGCTCACTTTATTAACAAGGTCGATAATTTCCTTAATACAGATGAATCCAGCAAATGCGCCAGCTAGTGCTAACGCTATGTGATTCACAAATCTAGTAGTATAAGTATCGCCAAGAGCATCACTGCCCATGTTAGCGGCTACTAAACCTTCAAGGAAGGCAAAAATAAGTAAGAATAGATCTGCAATACCTAGTTTACTCTTCTGCAACTGATCAGTAATCTTCTTACCAGCATCCTCAGAAAGGATTAGTTTGTAGATCAAGAAGCAGCCGAAGAGAAGTCCAGCAATTGGACCTATATTCTTAACTAGTGTTGTTAAATCGTATTCCATCACTCAAGCATTTTATACAACTCATTGGAAGGTAAAGTATCCACTCTTGGAATGTTTACTTTAAATTTGCTATACGAATTATACGTATCCTCCAACAATGCGTCGAATAGTGAATCAATTGCTTCAGTTAGCCTTTCTCGTGTAAACTCAGGTAGTTCATGACGACCCATCGTATTACGAGTTAATGCTTCTAAAGTCTTTGTCTTATAATCGTTAATATCCTCTTTAAACCCAGACTTGGCCTTAGAGGTTAAAGGACTTTTCTCAAGCTTTCTAAGCACGAGAGGTTCCTTTTCTGGGGTTAACGGAGAGAGTGTCTCAGCCTGCGTTGGGGTAGCTTCTTCACTAAGGGAAGTATTACCTAACCATAAGAATGCTAAAACAAAGATCAAGCCCCCAATAGCTACTTTACCTATGGTTCCGTTTAGAAACCCTAAAACGTGGCTCTGCTCTTCTTTGTCCTCCTCGGTATCTTGCATCGTAGTTATATTTTGGTTTTAAAAGCTTTGGGTTTAACAATGCTGTAGAATTAAGAAAATACCCATAAATGTATGGGGTGTTCCGATAAGTTTGCCAGCTTAAGTTACTGACTGGGTAACCATCATATAACCACTCACCTTTAGTATCCACTGAATTTATTGGGCAAGAAAAGTTTGCTTGAAAGTTTGGGTCGAATACGTTTAGACGACAGTTACGATCATCCCAATAATCATATCCATTAGATGTCTCTGACCAATCGATCGAAGAAAGAGGTAAGCTTTTTATTAAGGACTCTCTATCATCTGGATCATCCTCTTGTTGGATAAACTCTATAATAGCTTCTGCATACAAATCTGGATCAAAAAACTGAATATTAAAAATAGTCATAGTAGTATTATTTGCGTAATGTGTAGAAGTAATGGTCTTGTACAAACACCAACATTTGACCACATGGTTAAATAGCGACTTTGTTGTTATATCCGAATTCAAAATATACCAACTCCATTACTTATTTAACTACTCCAAAGCTCATTACCATACGGATGAACTCACACATTACTATCCCTTGTCATTAACGGAAATCATGATTACTTAAAAGAGACCTTGATACCAGCTCCAATGGAGCCTACCGTAGGGTTAGCTGCGATCTTATCATTAGTACTCAGAATTAATTGACCTCGACCAAATAGCTTTAATCGTTTGGACTGTCCAATCGGAATGTTAATATCACCATAAGCACCTAAACCTAGATGTTTAGAGGCCATCGTGTATTGGGCAACAAAGCCCCCGTCGAAGTATTCGGTGAACGAAAATCCAAAGGTAGCCATACCATACAACTCGTTAGAGAGGTTAGATAATGAGGTATACCCAACGCCAACACCGACGTTAACACCGAAGTGTTCGTCAGACTGATCTTGGATTACGAAATGGCCTTCAAGAGCGACATTAGCTCCTGTATGGACAGTAGAGTCTACAACAGCGTAGTTGCTTGAGTAGGATGTCGTAGCATAAGACTCGACTTGAGCTACGACAGAAAGGCACATAAGTAGTGCCAGCATTGAAAAGATGTACTTCATGGTATTGGTTTTGTTACCCAAATAAGCTTGGGTAGAATAGAAAGATTAAAAGGGTCGTGAGGAACAGAAGGACAGATGCCCACCAAACAAAGTTGGTCCGTTTATTAGTTTGCTCCATAGTCCCATAATTTAAGGTATTTCCGGTCAGTTACGATAATAACAACTTCTCCGTTCAATCGAGATTGATAGGCGACATATTTATCAAGTGTTCTTACGAACACCATCATACTTTGTAGAACATTACCCCTATCGGAGAACTGAAGAAACACGCAATTATCACAGATCCAAGGATCGGCAATATAAACCTTCAACATAACCCCTTCAAAGGATTTATCAAAGTAAAGATGTCCTTCATTGGTAATACCATCAGGAGCTTCATGCCCTACGTTGATTGTATCGCCTTGACCTGTTACTACTTGGTACTCTTCAATGAAACGAAAGGAGTACTCTCCATTGGGAGATACTGTTGGCACCTGAGCAGAAGCACAGAAAGCCATTAGTACACCAATGATAATGATTAAACATTGTTTTAAATTCATGATATTATGGTTTGGGTATTCCGGGCTCACCGTGAGCTGATTTAAAGTCCCGGTATACGGATGAGTTACGAAAGTCAGTATCAAGCATCTTTTGATGACGTTCAATGATATTGTTGTTGCTCGTAGGAGCTTCGTTAGTCCAGTTCTTATCTGCCCATTTCTTAAAGAAATTGACAAAGATAATAGCTAGTACTAAGCAGATGAGTGCTGTTAACATGATTTGTATTCTTTTACTTTGACGAATTGAGAATGAGTCAAGTGATACTGATTACGGAGTGTACCATTATCAAGACTAGTGTAGTATAGACCTTCATCACCACTGTAAAGTAATACAGTTTTTCTTGCTTTAGTGGTACAGGCACAGATAGTCAACCTTTTAGGGTAGACAATTGCTCTTAGATAGTGTCTCACAAAGTAGTTATGTGATACTGTCTGGCTACCTCCCGTAGACTGGGCTAATGTTAGGATAGGACAACCTCCGTTAAAGGCAGCTTTATTTATCCCTGTAAGTTCCCACTTAGTTTTGTTATTATCTTGGGTAAAGAATTTACCAATGTCTTGAGCTGTTACAAGTGTCATTTGTCTTGATTTTTAGAGTTTTGGTAATTGCGAGTCGCCAACAAGTTGATGCTTGTTTTACAGTATCGCATGAGTCATGTACGAGTTGATCACAACCTTTACAGAGATGGTCTTTTCCGTCTGCTTTTATCATAAGGATTTATTTTTGTAGACTCAGGTGGATTTGAACCACCGACCTCTAGTATTTCAAACTAGCGCTCTACCAATTGAGCTATGAGTCTAAGTAAAGGAGGTAGACCTAAGTCCACCTCCTCTATTCGTATCGAAATTGTTACTAGTTGGCGGAAGTGACGTTCACTTGCCCACGAGTAGCTGCAGTAACCATTGCGGTTGCTGTAACGCGTTGTGCATCATTGTCAACACGCATCTGAGCCATCTGATCCGTAAGGAACGTGAGCTGGCTTTGTGCAGTGGTCAACTGGGCACGAAGCTCTGCTTGCTCAAGAGCAGCAGTAGCCTTGGCGGTAGCAACAGCGGCATCGATAGCTTGCTTGCTACGGATTTCACACTTGTTGACAGCATCTACCTGCGCCTGTTCGGCAGAGTTTATTGAGTTCTGAAGAGCTTGTAGTTTAGCTCCACTGATAACAGCGTTATTGAGTTCACCAGCAATCTTAATGAAGGCAAAGGTCTTGTTCTCCCGAATCTTCAGGGAAAGGTCAAGATCAGCAATGCGCTGTTGTTCAGCATATGCGGCATCAAGGCCAGCAAGCTTAGCCTCTGCAGCTGGAACGGCATCCAAGATGGTTTGGTACTCGGTTGTCTTCTTTATTAGAAAGGCGGCAGCTTCTTCAACACGTTTAGCGTGGGTGTGGTGCTGGACGGAAACGTTACTCATAAGTTAGTTATTTATTGATTTGAAAAAAATGTAGGAGCCTACCCCTATGATAGACCCCTACTACAAACATACCTAAAACCCAATTCTGGATCAGGCGGCTGCAATTATTACTTGAGTCCCTTCATGATTACTGAGTGCAAATAGTTACTGAAGAAATTACGTACCTGTACCTAGAGAGTAAGGCACTTGAGGCGGTAAAGGAATACTTTCTATGCAGCTCAATACTACCATACTCAACAGCATAGTCAATTGTGCTAAACAGGGGATCATCCATTTGGAAAAGTCCTTGGTCTGTCGTAATCCCACGCTTCATCGTCATCATACCGTCTTCATTGTAATAAGACAGTTGCCATTTACTAGTGACTTCGGCACATATGACTTCAGTAGATGAGAAGATTGTTGTTGGCTTAGTAAGTAAGCAAAACAACAAAAACAGTATAGTGCAGGAGATAAACATCTTTGAGAAGGTAGTTAGTCGCAACATGATGCAGAGGATTTGTAGAGCTTAGCAATATGGCAATCTACTGCCTGATACTGGCGAGTCTTAAGAGTACCTCCATAGACATAGACTGCTAGATCGCAGACGTCATCGACATAACCAGACTTTACAACGGCTGTAAAGTTACTGTCTGGGAAGTTAACTAGTGGTTCACCAGTAACGAATGAAGGACAATCACAGCTAGACCGTGTATCCTGTGAAGGTTCGGCACAGCTAAAGAGAGCGATACCAAGAAGGAGAGTTAGTAAGTATTTCATAGTCTGTACTTTTATGCGTTAATAAATTGGTATACGTTGTAAAACACCTTGTCTAGTCCTAAGAAGTTGCCCACAAGGTGAGCTACAACCATACCTACTAGGATAGATGCAATAATGCCAAAGACATTGTAGAATATTGAGGTGATCTGGAAACGTTGCATTACTGCTTGTTCAACAAACAGACAGAGTGAACCAACAAAGGCATGGAAGCCTATGTTATACACAAGGAATGCAATGAGATAGTGGAAAGCGTTAGCCTTCACGGTGTCCCAGAATGAGCAGAAGAGTACGAAGTACTCATTACATTCTAACTTATCAAGCCAGAAGTAAACGATGACATCAGCAATCTGTGAAGAAAATGCTGAGACTGCTAGAAGTGACAATAAGATGGTAAATTTATGCATGGTTTTCATGACGTTTTTTTTAGTAGAGCAATACACTCGTTAATAAATTTGATGCGATCATCGTTCGTAAAGAAGCAGGAGTGGTTACAGTTAAGGTTACCTCGGACTTCTGGGTCTAAGTGAACGCTATTCTGTAAGAGTTTAACCTCCTCTTGAACCTTCCAACAACGGCCCCAGAAAGGACGTGCCTCCTTCTGCAACTCACGACAAGCTACATTGAAAGGACTTAGAGCAAAGCAAAGGAAGGATGAGTTCATTTCTCCCTTAGTTGCTTTTAGATACTCGAGAAGGTACTCGTAGAAAGCTAGACGCTTCTTAGGGTTAGAAATGGCTTCAGGTCGTAGACCAAAGAGGGTTACGATTTTTTGAAAGATATTCATATTAAAAGACTTACTGCTATAAGAGCTCCTCCAAAGATGGTCAAGAGAGGCATAGCGATGATGAAAAAGAGAAACTCTCCGAAAGAACGATTAGTGTACTCCATGTTATTTGAATTGTGATATACTGCGTTACAATATTTCATCTTAATTAAATTTATTAGTTAATAATCCGCACTACACACAACGTTGAGTGATAAGTTTAGTTGAGTAGTATATTAGTTCTAGACTTACATAAACAGCTGAAATCCATAGTAGGATAGCGTAGTTATGAAGTTGGTCATGAGCATTAATCATCGATACTATCATTATACCTAAGTATATACCAGTAGCTATCATCTCCTTAATGGAGAGAATCCTAATGATAGAAGTAAGTGTTAGTGCCGATATGCAGAAGCAGAAGAGAAATAGATACATGGTAAGGATTTAAAAGTAAGGGGGGAGACTGAAACCAACACATTTGAGCTAAACTCACCCCCCCACCAAAAATCTGATATCCACTATCAAACTAAAGACTTACAACCATACGTTCGATAACGTAATGATTGCTTAATGTTTTGCCAATCAGATTGTACTGTTGACGAATCCCCCCAAGCGTATTCCATCCGTAACCAGAGATGGTTAAAGATGGTTCAAGAACTATAGGAAGAGTTGAGTTCTTTACCTCGTGTTCGTACGAGTTAGCACGTATAGTACCCGTGGTTTGTTTAGAAGCTTGGGTTACTTGGCGTACGTATTTGATGTTGACAGTTGAACCGTCATCTTGCGTTAAAGTTCGTATAGTGGTCATTAGTTAAGTTTTGCAGAGTTTCCCACCCCCAACATTGGGGTATGGACATGTAAGTATTTGCCATTATCCAGTAGGATAATAGCTTTTTTAATCTTCAGAGGGACTGAGGATAGAATTGGTTTGTAATCGTGGTGATCTACCATTTTTGTCATTTCTTGTGCAGAAGCATCGTCTAGCAATTAAGCCTTGCAATCTTCCAGTTCCTCTACATAAGAGGCAATATAGGTGTGGCATTGTTTATTATTTAGTAGCGGGGGTGGGAGTCAAACCCACAAAACACCGGCTCTACATTGAGCTACCCCGCATTATTAGCAATCCCCATTACAGGGTGATTGGCAGGTTCCTACGTAGGAACAGTATTGTGAATATCCTGTAGGAGAATCAGAGTCATACCATACATAACAACCATACTTAAGCATAGCTTTAGCTTCAGCAAAGGAACAGTCATGTTGTTTAACATAATCACGAACCTCTTGATTCTGTGCTCTACGTTTCTGACATCTACGATGTTTTCTATCTTTCTTCTGTTGAATAGTCATAGAGTAGTATTTAAAAAATGATGGGGGAACCCCTTGTATTGAGTCATCACCTCCAAAGGATTAACCCCCATCGACACTTCACTCTAGTCTTTGGTGCTAGAGACTATCAGTGTTTATCTTGTTTCTCTTAACCCTTCGACAGCATCGGAAGAGCGGAGAGTGTATATGTAAGTACAGTAACCATCAGCTTGTGCCTTATGCTCTGCATTAGCGCCTTTGAAGTAACGCCAATCAACATACACTCGGTATAGCCCACCTTCATAGTCAATGAGATACCCAGATTTGAGTTTTACATCAACCAAGCTTCTAAAAGAGACCACACGAAGAGCATTAACCGATTTGATTACTGGTCGTTCAGGTACGATAAGCGTAGGCGTAATGGTTCCTACAACGTTACACGGGTCTGCCGTGTAGGTTCTCGGAGCAATGTATTGCTGAGGCTGTTGGTACTGCACTGGTGCATACGACACTGGTGCCGGTTCCGGACAGTAGCAGTTAAACTCCTGAGCAGAGAGTGTGGTTGTTAGTGCTACGAGTAGCAGAAGGGAGAGGATTAGATTCTTCATGATTGTTGTTTACTGGTTAAAAAGCCCCCAAGACACTGATGCCTTGGGGGATACTGTAGTCGGATAGGCTGACTTAGAACAACTCCTTGATGGTTGCGGAGATATCTTCTTCGGTTTGCTTCAATTCCTTGATTTCAGCACGGAGATCGACAAGACCTTTACAGGTCAACCCTTCCGAGTGGAGCATATCGTACTCGTCGGCTTCGAGTTCTAATCGCTTGAGGCGATTGGCTGTCCGTTGGGCTCTGAAAGACTCGTGCTGTTTGGCGACGAGGAATGTGAGGCGTTTCGCTGAACGAACTTCCTCTGACTGTTGCAGTCGTTTTAGATACTTCATTAGTAGTATTTTTGTAAAAAGTGAATTCCTGAAAATTAGAACTTCGATAATAGGATACGCCAGAGTTATGAGTTATAGCAAATTGACCATTGCTTGCTTTCTGAATCTTGACAATCTTTCTTCGTGGTCCTTTTTTAAAACTATACTCATCTCCTATGCTACAAGGAGGACCGTCTGTAGGGTACAGCTCTAAAGCTTCCTTAGGCCTATAAGAGCCATATTTAAAATATTTTGCTTGCCATACATAACCAAATCTATATTCAGCTAGTATGATACCAGAGTGGGTGATACTCTTAACTGTTACTTCTTGGCCTTCAAACTTTGCTGCTTCTTTTGCACAACCTAGACGAGCTAAGTTATCGTGTAAAGTAAGCTTATCACCAACCTTACAGTTCTTAAGGGAACCTATAGATTGAGGTACTGGTTCCTTAGGAGTAAGTCTTTTAAGGTCATCTCCCTTACTGATCATCCAACTATAACCTTGTTCGTCTAGTATAATGATCCTAGGCTCGTTCTGATAACTAAAGAACTTAAAGGTTCTAATCCTATTAGTATAAGGGTAAGCACCTTCATAAGCTTTACCTATACCTCCACAATTTACCCAACTAACCCGTGGGCCATTAATGACAAATTTTGTAGAAGGAAACAGTTCATGATTACAAAACTTTAAACATACCTGATTAGATAATGATCTAGATAGTGTATGGTTTGTATTCATCCGAAGCCAAATGAAGTACTCTGGATTATTCTTAACTACTTCTCGAATCTCTACTCCCTTATACTTGGGAAGAGCCATCTTGTAGTTGCGTAAGTATTTAAGTTCCATGTTACTTTTCTTGTCGGTGTGAAAGAACTTCGTAATAAAGCTCCTTGTATTCTTTAGTCTCGTTCCAGATACTTAGATCACGAAACTTCTTAAAAGGCATTTCCTTAAAGATTATTTCCTGCACCTCTTCAAGACACCGTTCAAGGGCAGGTAACTCCTCATCACTGAAACGCTGAGCGTATTCAAGATAAGGATACCAATTCCATCGAGATGTAAATAGTGTAGGATCAATTGGTACATTAGTTCTATCACTAGGTCTACCATTATGGCTCCTATTAGAGATATAGAAGATTCTATTGTCAATCGTACATTCTACTACATGTCCGTGTAGTTCATCAATTAAGATCTGCATATTCTTGTACTCCACCTTGGTAGGAGTCTTCTTAGGAGTACGGTCATGTATCAGGTTAGCTAGTATCTTAAGTACCTCTGAGAGTAGCATAAGAGAGCCGTAAGTAAGGGTAGCTATACCTAGCATCCAAACGAGTATTCTAAACCATATCATAATTATTTATTTTGGTGGTCCAATAACCTCTAGGAGGTTTATGTAGGGTTTTATATTTCATAGTGACGAAGATGGGAGTCGAACCCACATTTGCATCCAGTTATCACGCTCAAGATTAGAAGTCCCGGGGAATACTTCGCCGTGTGCAGGTGGCCATCCTGCTTTACCTTTGGCTAGTGGTGTTGACTAAATTGTACATAAATATTTGATTTAGTTAACGATTAATTTTTAACTGCAGTAATAAGACTGATAGACTAATGAGCCCATAAGAAAGACTAAGATGCCTATTAAAATAAAAAGCCACTTCCTCTTAGAAACTCGAGCATAACTTGTCTTAACCTTTTCAGAGGCAAGGAGAGCTGCTAAAGTAAGAAGTGGGGAGATTAAAAGCATCCCTCCTGTTTGCTTTGCCATGACATACCAATCAATGTTGGGGCACTGACCAAGATATTGTGGAAGTATTACAAATACGAGGGGGACAATCAAGCACAACGCTACGGTACAAACCCATAGGAAGAAGAACTTGATTTTGTCGATTGAATTGAAGAAATTATGCATATATAGGAGGATTTTAAATAGCTTCTAAGGGCCTCTCTCGTTAACTGTAGTATAATCTACCATTAAGTCATAAAGAAGCCCTTAGAGGCAAGGTAAAAGGGTTTAGACGAGGCTCAGGAGCTCTGCGTCAGTCATCTTAGCCATAGTCTTATCCGTACGCTTGGAAAGCTCACGAACTGCACGACGACTGAGGTCATTTTCAACAGCTTTCACAATTCGCTCTTACTTCGGAGGGATACCTTAACGGCCATTCCAGTAATAAGAGTCTTTAGGTCAATGAATGTACTCATAATCTAGTAAAGATTCGGGGTGGTGATACGAGACGTCAAATACGTCAGGCATGCTACTTGAAGAATACAAGCAGCTAATTCGGGTTCGTTTTACCATTAAATATTGGTGATGTATTTACCATACGTTACCTCACCATGATGAATTATAGTGTAATAATCAGGACAATCTGTTAAGACTATCTCATTATCGAGGTTTTTACGTACAGTAGGTAAATTAATTTGGGTGTGTCCTATAACCTGCTTAGGATGAGCTGGGTTCAGGAGGAGGCTTCTAGGTCTTATCCGTATAGGTGACTGAGTAACATCATCCCCTGAGGCTGAGAAATGTCTTCCTTGGTTATGAGCAAACTCAAGTGAACGCGGAAAGACTTTCGTAATCATGTTAACTTGATCAACTACCGGTAAATGCTTATACAAACCATTATATCTGTCTAACCATGACATAGATACTCCCGCATGTGTAAAGAGGTAACCATCATATTCAACGGCATCAACGAAAAGATCGTCGTTGTCATCAAATAGTTTAGCTGCTTCATTCATTATATGAGCATCAAATCCAGCACACTGAAAACGTGTAGGATCTATATAACTATAGCAGTGATTACCTCGTAAGAGCACTACTTGATCAGGAAAGGATAGTTTAAGACGAATAATTTCTTGGAGGTTTGATAACTGCGTAGCTCCTGATACCTCATAAGAGTCAAGGTAATCTCCCATGAAGATTACTTGATCATACATAAAGATGAGAACCCAGAAGATATCCCAGAAGGATCTCCCATGTGGGTCTCCAATGGCTGCTAATCTCATGCTAGTTCTTTTAATCGTGCTTGGATAAGTCTTAAAACTTCTTTGCCTTGAGCGTCTGTAGCCTCATCCATAAAGACAAGGGTAAAGTCGCAGTCTTCACGAGTATACTCAGTAATACTTTTCTTACACTCCATCCAGTATCGTGCTTTCTCAACCTTTAACATCTCATCGTTGGCGAAGAGGTCTTGGTCAGAAAGAAGGGTACTATTAACAGTATAGACAAGTTCAGTTAACAACTCTTGGGTAGGCTCATCACTTTGATTAAGCATCTCCTGAGCTTCTGTAGGAGCTAAGCCACTAAGAGCTAATGTATCAATGATATTCTGGCAGAAGGTATTAGTAACGGTAGGATTGTACATGATTATTGAGTATTTAGATCCATTGGATCATGAGTAGCTTGTCCTGTTCCATTACAGGCATAGCATGAAATGCGGGTTCCAGTAGTGTCTTTACCGGAACCATCGCATATTTTACATGTTGTCATTATTTGATAATTGAGTGCTCCTAATATATTGCATTCCGATGTTAACACCTTTAGTTAACCCTCTCTCATAACCTTCCAGACGAGCATCGTCTAAGTCTTGTTGAGTAATTGGGTTAACTCTACGGTAAAAGAGGGCAACTGTCTTAGGATTCCAGTATTTCTCCCCACGACCTATATAGCACCCAAGATGGATACGAGATAGACGTCGACATTCTTCATTGGATAGGCTGTTGAACCATTCATTCATAAGGTTTAAATTTTACTACCTTTTGCAAAGTTTTCTCTGTCCCGCATAGGTTGTAGGTTATCAATATCCATTACAGAACCTCCACGAGACTTTGGGATGATGTGATCAACTGTCATAAAGTCTCCTCCGAGTGAGTAGAAGTTATAGTGGTAAGAAGATCTACCATTCCAATGCTTATTGAGTTGGTACTCTACATGGTCTACCTTAATACCTGTAGCAGAACATGTAAGCTTGTCTGCTGCAATAAGAGACAACCACTGTTGCTTACGCTTAGATACTGTGTCAAGTCCAGCACAGACGTCTACAAAGTCTTGTTGGGCTAGTGTTAGGATTGCCATGATGTTTGGTAGTTTTGGGTTTACTAATTATGTGATTCATGCTGGATTCGAACCAGCGTCTCCGCAAACGTTATTGCGGCGGTTTGGCCTTTGTAGTCTTGTACTGAACTCTCCAACCCATAGAAACGTTAAAATATAATGCCTAGTGTGTTTCAGCATTACAATATCATTGACCTCCTTTCGGGTACATACACGCTGCGATAAAACAGCTTCAATGACTTTACTAAGATAGTATGGTATGACTATCAACATTTAAGATAATATAAGTTCTGAATATAGTTTAGCGGATTTGCAGTCCCTAAACTATACACCTAATAAGTTTCCACCACAGGTAGTGAATTGTTATTACTCTTTCGAGATCCTTTCGGATGTAAGTACTTCCCTATATTAAATGACCTTCTTTCCTGCAATCAATTTTGCATACTTTACTGAGGAAGGCTATAAAACTCCGCATCACTAGATATATTAAAGGCGTAGGTACCTTGTCACATAAATAGCACACACGTAATAGCATAAAGATCCACATCCTTACACACATACTAACCGTTAACGCACTCGTCATAATCCTCGTTACAGGATCAGCGGAGAGTCGGCTTCTGTATATTACTCCAATGGAGAACATTAAGGGGTACTTCCCTCTCTGTTTAATCCGTACAGCACGGAACAGTTAACACCACTCGGATAAATTCCTCCGAGGTTAACTGTTATTCTTAATTGTCAAATCCTGCGTTAGCTAAGGCTTCTCTGATCCCATTAATCAGCACTTGAGGCTTGATGTTATTGGGAAGCGAACGATACTCAATACGACCGTCGCACTTGAGTGCAAGAGATTTTAGCATTACTTGGCAGGAAGTAATCCAGTTACTTCGGAAGAAGGGAATTTTCGCTGTACCCATTTTCTCCAACCGCCAGCAAAAATGACATAACCATTTTTGCAGTAGCAAGTGACTCTTTTTCCTTTTACAGGGTGGATTGCTGTGAATCGCATTTTCATAATAAAGTTTTTAATAGTATTGGTTAAAAATAACTTCATCTGCGAATACCTTACGGTGATTGCCTGATGAGTCAGTTATGTTCAGTTCAGAGAGTTCAGTTATCACCTCGTCATCACATGTAGCAATACATGTGCGATTTGTGGCTTTATCTAGGCATCTCATTTGCCCTCGGCTGTTACGCTTTGGTTGCGTCATACGACTGGAGTTTGTACCATTGTTAGCGTAGTTGTAACACCATCTCTGGTAGTCACATTAAGCATTCCGTTGGTGAAAGTAAGGTCAGTGACCTCAAGGTTATCGATACCAGCTCTGTTAAGCATGGTTACAAATCCTTCGAGGATATTTACGATGTAGGCTTCTTGTTCATTCATAGCAGTTGATTTGTAAATAAAAGAGGTTAGGACGCAGGTAAGCCTCTGCTCGCCTTTCCCGTTAGGGCGTGGCATAGTCCTTATTTTAAACTGTGAGTTATATCTTGTCACAATCCTCTCATCTCCAAACATCAAAATGGGCTTCTTTACCTCTTGTTATAGAGGTTGTCAAGTCTTGCTTGTTCAGCTGGATTGTTCTTAATACGGTACCATTCAGCCATTAAGGCTTGAGGTGTACGTAAGAAGTATTCACTAAGCTGGATAAACATGCGAGCCTTTACTTTCCACATGGAAGAGAAAGCTTTTGTATTGCACATTAATGCTTTACGCTCAATATCAAGCCAGTTAGAGGCATGTGGGTTACCACCATTATAGATGGGCGACACATTAGTCTCCAACTCACGACCGTGATAGGTGATACAGCATGAGTTGTTAGGTAGGTAGAACTTAGCTGGTGGCTTGGCGTTGCCTGCGAGAGAATCAAGACGTGCTTGTAATTCTTCTACTACATCACTATCTACTCCATATTGGATGACGATGAAAGTAACACTCTTACCCTTTTTAAGGGCGTTGAGGATTTTGTGTGCTTTACGTTGTTGAGGACTCATAATATTAGGTTTTCTTGAGTGATGGAACTATAGAGGATGCCATTGGTTATTAAACCAGAGGCCCAATTAGCTATCTTGATCTGCATGGTTTGATTTTGGTAAGCGTCTCTTCCAACGATTGTAAAGATTGCTTGGGTATAGGAGTAGTGGCAGCATAAGAACCGTAGTTGTCTTGGTTCGTTAGGTCGTCCCTGAGTGTGCCGTGGAAATAACCCCAATCTCCTTCAATACCATATCTTAGGCAGTAGGAGTTGGCGCCGTATTGTACCAACTCATACCGATGTTCTGGCAGTATTGTTGACACCTCTTCTGTAGCGTACAGGAAGATAATAAGGTCTAGTAACATAAATGCTACTATCGCTGCACCTGTTAAGGCTAAGTATTCTATCATTGAGAACATGGGCTAATATTATTAGTTAGGTTGAGTTACTAATTGAATAGCTAACTGAGTGAGATATAGATCAGGTCTATGTGATTGTGATTTTCTTTGCGAAGATTCGCATTTCTCTACCATTCTTGATCACTTCGAGCTCTGAGTTAGCTCTTAATGGCGTGTATGCACGAATGCATCCAGACGGATTGTAGAAGGTGATAGAGAGACGGTGTCCGTTAAGTACATACTTGAGTGAATGTGTTTGTACTGAGACGTCTACTATTTCTGTTCCGTTGATCTTCATGGGTATTTTGATTTATAATAAGAATAAGTGTCAACCACTAATCCAATTGTAATAAGTGAGAAACACATTATTGTTTGTATCGGCCTACTATCTAATGTAGGTAGTAATACCCATCCTAGAATTAAAAGGATTGATAGGTTGAGTAATGCATAAATGGATGTACTCATGATGATGTTTATTGATGAATGTTAATAATACCTCCAGAAACAGTAACTAGTGGTCCTGATGAGGTTATCATTAGTGATGTGTGTTGCAGTGATTCAGCAGCACGTTTGGCCCAAGACTCTGTATAGAATGTTAGCTGAACTGATGTTCCTATAGTAACATCAAACCATAATCCGGGTAAAGGGATGTTATTTAAATAGGTCATGATTCTGGTTATTTATCTTGGTTAGACGGATGATGTTATTTAGTTACTGCACTCGCTATCCATACTGATTGTATGATTGCCGACTTGTGACGACTAGTAGTTAGGTTACAGCGTTCCCCTCACCTTGCGATGAGGGGATTAGCTTACATAATAAAATACTGATTTGACAGCATTTAGGGTAATGTGGGTTATTTACGTGCCTTGTAATCAGACAATGTAGGTAATTCGGTTGCTTGTGCTTCTGTAGGTAGTGCTGGTAAGTTGAATACAGCAGCAAGTTCAAGTGTTGAGTAATGACCTTGACGGAAGCTGTAGTAGCCGTTGTCGCCATGCTTGATACCTATGTTAGGGTATACCATTGCACTGTTGCTATCAATGTTATGTGTCTTCCATAGTGGGTATGGTTGCTTGATCTCACGACCAGCTAAGAAGATAACATTGTTGATGATGTGGAAGGCTGGACTCTTGTAAGATGTAAGCTTTGGAGGACTACTCTCCCATGTGCTAGCCTTAGACTCTGTTAAGAGCTCTACTTCCTTGGTGGTTAGGTGGTCAAACTTAGTGATACCAACAACCCAGAAGATATTATCTTGACGGTGAATGTAAAGAGTTTCTTTGAGCTTATTCTTGATAGTTAGGAGAGTTGCTTTCTTCTCCTTCTGTAGCTCCTCATTCTTTATGTTGAGGGTATTGGCAGCCTGTTCAATGAGTAGGTTGAAAGAGTCAACGATGGTCTGTTGTTCTTCAGCTAATTCAGGCTGGATCTTGTATACTAGTGCTTTGATGTTTGGAGTGGTAATCATGATGTTTGATGTTAGTGGATGATAAAAAGTGAACTGTATGCAAGTCGCCAAACTCTTGCTTTCCTCACCGATAGTGAGATCCTTAATGACTAGGAGTAGAAGAATACAATTCTATACTATTGCCTTATTCTGTGTACTACAGAAAGTATTTCTACATTCGGGTAATTGTGGTGATACATAAGGGGATCGAACCCTAAGCTACTTCTATTAGTTTGTAGCGCTTTACCCGCAACCTGCGTGATGTATCGAATTTGTAGTAAGATATTTAGGATAACAAGTTAAGTGCTTCAACGCAAATTATAGAGTGTCATGACACTTACTATAACTCTTTACTTCTCTCTTCATTGAGATGCATAATGCAAACTTGTTATCCATAACCTGACCTTCTAAGGTTTTACTTAGCTTAGTGGTTTCAGGGAGACAATTAAGCCTCTTTGAAGTGTTGAACTCCATACTCTCCGTTTGTGCGGAGGTAGGTTACAACAGCTTCTTCGTCTGTCGGGTAGTGAATACTAATTATTTTAGCAGCACCTGCTTTGAGGTTATACAAAGCTACTAGAGCTTCTCCTTTTCTAAAGAGTAGTCTATTTATCCGCTGGTCTAGGTATACCATGATGGTTGGGTATTTATGATGATTAATGATAGAGAATATATAAATGAATCCCTTTTACACTAGTATGATCTTTGTGCTCTGTACTCCTATGTTCGCAACTGCTCTTTTAAAGTTTGTTGTTTATAAGTTTCCTTCCAGTGCCTACTACTAGATTATGTAGACTCTTAAGATCAGGGAGATTTATCTAATGGTAGTCAACACCATCGCTATTCATTTATATATTCTCACTGTTTCACTGCTTTACAGATCGTCAGACATGTTCGATTACATGTTACAGTTGTTTATTCAATACACTACAGAACTAAATAAAACAAGTGAAGCTGTTTAATAACTTGTGTTCTACCTGTTAATTCAGGTTAAGCTTCTTCGTCAATAGTGTTGAGTTCTCACACTCTCAGCTATTGCTTATTGATTCCGGGTTAATTTACTACTTACGTTTAGGATGATGGTGTTGAGCAACATCATATTCTGCGTAGTTAGATAGTTATACCTCTCAGCGAGGTACCGTGGTCACTTGTGTTACTAGTTAAAAACTCAAGGATTCGAACCTTGATTCTTCTGCTTTTGTGGCAGACGCATTAATACCTTGTCTATGCTAGTGATGGCTTTGAGCCAACGACAGTGACCTGTTAGGGTCAAAGGGCTACTCACCTAGGTCTTAGTTGGTAGATGGGAAGTATCAGGCCTACAAAGGCTACGATGCCCATTGCTGCGTAGTATACTGCTACGACACCAAATGTGGCTTCTAGAGCCATGATGATTAGTGATGCTACGAGGGATACCCCTAGAGTTACTAGCATTATTTTAGTGTTGGTCATGATGATGTTATTTAAGATTGGTGTACTAATTTATTCTACTATGAAAGAGCGGATGATATATTCATCCATGTCTTCTGAATCCAGTACAGGAAGCTCAGGTGCAGCGTAATGTACACTCATCACTTTCTCAGTAGAGTAATTATTGTGTGGGTAAGTGGCCGATACTTGACCATAATCGTCAAAGTAACGCTTTCTGACTAATAAGTATACTTTCATGATGATGTTATTTGAAGGTTAATAGAAAACCGTATGAGAGTCGAACTCATAGTTACTGAGATGGTGTTTCCCAGTTGTATTGCCAGCTCTTCCAAGCTTATACGAACGGTCCATTTGAGATCTTTGGGATCTTGGTACTGTTGACTAGGGTATAGTAGTCAGGGTTTTTGGGGGTTTGGGAAGGGGAAGAATGGGTAGAGAGTGGTTGATTATGTCTGAGACTATCTAACACAAACAGCCTATCCATTCCTCCCTTGGAAACCCAACGTTGCCCCCAACCACACCGTTAAAGGTGCAGCTGGGAGCTAGGTAGTTAGTTTTCTCCGATGACCTCGTCCTGAGTAGCGGAGATCGCTTCAGTTCCGACCATAGTGAAGCCCCACTCGGACTCAACGGCAGAAGCTTCGAGAGCATTCTGGCCACCCTCTCCGTAAGAGAACTGGAAGCCGAGTTGGATAACACCATCAGCATCCTTGGAGACACGGACACGCGTTAGGCCCTGTTGGCCCACCTGAATGTCCTTGAGCATCTCACCGAACACGTTGACCGTGCGAGAAGGCTTGGAGTCACCTGGAACCTGGATGGTACCACGGTGGAAGACGGTTCCGTTGCTGTTCTTACGCTCTTCAGCTACGATGTTGGTGTAGGTGGCGTTGACGTAACGGTACTGTCCATACTGGTCGGAGAATAGATCCTTACCGGCAATGGAAACAAATTGAATAGGCATAATGTAAAGGTTAAAAGGTTAAAAATTCTCCCACCAAGTCGAAACTTAAGGGGGGAGTGTCAAAAATTGGAAATGTAATGGGGGTAGGTTGATTGGGAGACTCTACATCTATACCATCGTTAATATTTTACTCTCACCATCTTTACTATCTCTAATATTTTTATTTACCTCCTTACCTATGTATGTACGTATTGAAGGAAGCAAGTACAATGCAAAAACCCCCTACAGAAATGAATCCATAAAGGGTTAAGGGGGGGGGATGTTTTATATAGGTGGTTAAAAGGGGGGCTAGTATGTTGTATTGTCTTCTTTTGTAAGGCCTTTTAGGATGGGTTTATCGTAGCGTTCAGAGGTGGTGTATTGATATACTTCTGTAGACTTGTATATAAGGTCGGTAGAAGCTATTTGTTCTATTGTCATGCTAGTCTAAATTTGTATTCATGAGAGTAAAGGTTAATCATCTTCTGCAGCTCATAGTCTACTAGGTGAATGCTATACTCGCGTAAGTCTTTCCATCCAGAGTCTTTCCAGTTATATTGTATTGTTGTCATTATTCGCAATGTTGTTCTCCTAGATCGCAGATAGCGAGAGCCATGTCAGGAAGTTGATTTCCAGCAGAGTCGAAGGAGGTTTTTGTAAGGTTTAGTTGTCCAGCTTGTTCGTCTTCTACAAGGAGGGTGAGGGCTTTGATCTTATTGTATAGAGCGAAGTATTCATCTTTCCAGAGGCTTGTAGCTTTTTTAGATTGTTCTAAGCTGAACTCTAGTCTGTTTACTTGTCTTGTAAGGAATGTATTTTTGTGGCGAAGTAGATCTTTAGCTATGTCTATTTCGGTTAGTACGAGGTCTTCGTGCGCCATAATTTTTCTTTTTATGGTTTAAGTTAATTTTAAAGATAGCTCACTCCGTATGAGTGATTTGTTCCTGTGGTACGCTTACGCTACCCACGGAAGTGGTGATTGTTAATTACTGAGTTGTTTACTGTTGTCTTAATAGTTGACGTAGAAAGGTTATTAGAGCGAGAGGATTTCCCCCAAGCAAATTTACCTAGTAAGCAACAAGCTTATAGGTTTTCAGTAATCATAACTTATCTAGCTTCTACACAGAATGACTAAGCTCATCGGCAACAATTGGTTAAGACCATCATGTTCATTTTTGCACCCCATAGGGCGTTACTGCTTTACTGCACTAGTTTCGTATTTGATTTTACATCATCGCATCTACAGGAAGTCCTTATCAACCCTACCCTTTCGGTAGCATAATTTCAGGGCCCACAGATGGGAATGTTAACCTATGTTTGGTATGGAAGGTATAGGAGTACCTTTGTATCTTGTATACAATATACGAAAAAATAGTAATACCTAGGTAACTTTTTGTCAATTATTTTTCCATT